ATCGCTAACAAATATTAATGCAAGTGACGTACTAGGAAAAATAGATTTTCAAGCTCCACTTGAGGCTGGAGGAACAGACGCTATTACGGTTGCTGCTTCCATTCAAGCTATGGCTCAAGGTACATTTAGTGCTTCGGTCAATGCGACAGATTTATTATTTTTTACAGGACATTCAGAGGCAGCTACAGAAAAATTTAGATTTACTTCTCAAGGAGAGATAGGTGTCGGAGGTGCTAATTATGGTACCGACGGTCAGATCTTAACTTCTGGTGGTGCAGGCGCAGCTCCTGCATGGGAAGATGCCTCTTCAGGAGCGGTAACAGCAGTAAATAATGCAACGGCAAATGAGCTTGTTACTATAGGTGCAACAACAACCGAATTAGAAGCAGAAGCAAATTTAACTTTTGATGGTACTGATGTATTAGTAGGTGGTGCTGGTAAACTTCAATTAAGGGATACTGGTCTTTATATTCATTCAAGTACCGACGGTCAATTAGATTTAATTGCAGATACAGAAATACAAATTGCTGCAACAACTGTTGATTTGAATGGTGCTCTTGATGTATCAGGAAATTCACAATTTAGCGGTACAGTAACTGTCGGTGTTGATGGCACAGGAAAAGATGTAAAATTATTTGGTGCAACATCTGGAAGTTATTGGCTATGGGATGAATCAGCAGATGGTGTTGCTCAAATTGGATCACTAACAGTTGGTGTCGATGACGCAGGACATGATGTAAAGTTTTTTGGAGATGCAGCAAGTGCTTTTATGTTATGGGACGCATCAACAGATGATTTAGTCTTAGGAGGTGCAGCTAAATTATATTTATACGATGCAGGTGGTGGTGAAAATATTTCTTCCGATGGGTCTACATTAAGTATTGCAGGTGGTGGTGAAATCGATTTAACGGCAACGGCAATCGATATTAACGGAACTTGCGATGTTTCAGGTACACTTACAAATGCTAGTACAGCCGTTAAAGTTGCTGGAACAGAGACTATATGGATTCCAGCTAATGCTATGACACCAACAACATCTAATCCCTGCGCAGATATAGCAGCAGTAGAAACAACTTCTGGAAGACCAGATATGTATGTTTTAGATTTTGATAAAGATGCTGACGAATTTGCACAATTTACTGTTGCGTTTCCTAAATCATGGAATGCAGGTACAGTTACATATCAAGTTTTTTGGTCTGGAATAGCGGCAACAACAGGAGTTTCCTGGAGTGTAGACGCTGTAGCTTTTGCAGACAATGATTCAATTGACACTGCTTATGGAACAGCGGTAGTCGTTGATGATGCTGCCCAGGGTGCAGTTGAAGAAACATTAGTTACTGCGGAAAGCGGAGCGGTTACAATTGCCGGATCTCCGGGAGACAATGAGATTTGTTATTTTAGAATTGCCAGGGATGTGTCTGATAGTAATGACGACATGGCTGGAGATGCTAGACTACATGGTATTAAATTATTTTATACAAGTGATGCAAAGAATGATGCATAAGGAGATTAAATGGCTTTTGGTTATAGAGTTTTAGGATTTGGAGGCGGAGTCACAGGAGCAGGTCCTTATAATGTTCAATATTTAGTTGTCGCTGGAGGAGGCGGCGCTGGTGGTGGTCACGGTGGTGGCGGTGGCGGTGCTGGCGGTTTTAGAACTGTTGGTACTAAATCTTTTGAAGTAGCTGCTGCGACCCCTTTTACTATTCAAGTGGGCGGTGGCGGAGCAGGCTCTGGCGAAGATCCAGCAACAGATCCTGGAGAAGATTCTGTTTTTTCAACTATAACATCCGCTGGTGGCGGATCTGGAAACTCTTATGGAGTGCCTACTGGCAAATCCGGTAAGGATGGAGGATCTGGCGGAGGCGGCGGACGAGGAATTTATGGTCCGGGAGGACCTGCAGGATCAGGAAATACACCTCCTGTTAGTCCATCACAAGGTAATGATGGAGGAGCTGGAGGAAGTGAAAATCCAAGCGGTAATCCATTACGTAGCGGAGGCGGAGGCGGAGGCGCTTCACAAGTAGGAACTGATGCGAGCAATCCTATTGCGGGAGAAGGAGGAGATGGATCTCCTTCAGAAATTTCAGCAGCCGATGTAACTTACGCTGGAGGCGGCGGGGGTGGCACAGGACCTGATGGTACTCAAGCTCAAGCTCCTGGTGGAACTGGCGGAGGCGGTGCTGGAGGAAGACATGGTGCTGGAACTGCAGCAACAGATAACACTGGAGGAGGTGGAGGAGGTTCTGGAACAAATGTTGCTGGAGCCGCTGGTGGATCAGGAATTGTTATCATACGAAGATTAACTGCTTCTTCTACTTCAAGTTCAGGAACTGTAACGACAAGTGGTACGGACACTATTCATGTCTTTACATCAGATGGAACTTTTTCTTCATAATTATGGCACATTTTGCAAAAATGACAGATGACAATATCACTGTACTTGGTGTACATGTTGTGGCTGATGCGGATACTACAGATGGTGAGGGAGATGAAACTGAAGCTCAAGGAGTTAAATTTTTAAGTAAGCTTCATAATTGGACTCATTGGAAAAAATGTTCTTTTAATACACACGGTGGAGTTCATGTTTTAGAAGGAACTCCTTATAGAAAAAATTATCCAAGTAAAGGTTCTACTTATGATGCTGACAAAGATGCTTTTATACCTTCTAAGCCCTATAATTCGTGGACTTTAAATAACAACACATGTCGTTGGGAACCCCCTACTGCTATGCCAGAACCTCAAGAAGGAAAGAAAACCCACTGGTGGCATGAAGCTTCCCAGTCCTGGAAACAATCAGATCCAGAAGCGTAAACACTTTATTTTTATATAAATATCCTTTATAAAGGGGGTATGGAAAGAAATACATTAAGCGAAAGTACGATAGATTATGGGTATATTAAAGGAAGTACTATTCCTAGAGATTTTTTAAGAGTTAAAATTTTTGAAGGTTTTGTAATAGACAAAAGAGTAAGTCAAAATAAAAAAAACTACTCTTACGAAGATTATACTTTTGCTTTTTCGTCAGAATTTCAATGGGTACAGGATTATATTCGTGATCACTTTAATTTAAAATACAATAAAAAATTAATTCCTCTTCTTCATTGGGGAAATATTTATGGTCCTTTAGAACAATCTTATAGCCGTACTCAAATTAAACCTTTAGATTTAAAAAATTCTCCAGACTACACCTGGATTTATGGAGTAGATGTACAAAAAGATTCATGCGAATTGGTTATTGAATACGATGATAATCGACGAAAAGGAAGAACATGGCATATTCCTTTAGAGAATAATAAATTTATTATTTTTCCTTCTACTCATCGTTATTTTATTTCTAAAAACAAAGGAGCACAGATGAATGTTTTTTTAAGCATGAACTGTGAATATCTGTAACGATGCAGTTAAAATGGACTTATTGGTATTTTAAAGACGCTATCCCAAAACATATTTGCGATGATATTATTAAAGAAGGACTATCTCGAAAAAAACAAATAGCAAAAGTAGGAGCCGGTAGAAAGCATAGAGATTATAAAAAGCATCCTTTAACAGATACTGAAAAAGAAGAACTTTTTAAAATTAGAAATTCAGAAGTAGTATGGTTAGATGAAAGATGGATTTACAAAGAAGTTCATCCTTTTATTCGTGAGGCTAATGGTAATGCTGGTTGGCATTTTCAATGGGATTTTAGTGAACCTGGTCAGTTTACTTTTTATAATAAAAACCAGCATTATGATTGGCACCGTGACGGAGCAGAAAACCCTTACGATAATCCACACGATTTAACAACCCATGGAAAAATTAGAAAAATAAGTTCCATTCTTTTATTGTCTGATTCTAAAGATTTTAAAGGCGGAGAATTACAATTTGCTCCTCGTTTTAATAAGCCAGGAACTAAAGAGGATATTATTACTGTCAATGAAGTGTACACTAAAGGGAGTCTAATGTGCTTTCCTTCTTTTGTATGGCACCGAGTAAAACCTGTTACCTGGGGTGTTAGACATTCCATGCCTATGTGGCATATAGGGAAACCCTTTGTATGAAGATAGAACAAATACCGTGCAACATGTTTGTGTGTGATGTTCCTGAACATAAAAAGCATAAGAAAAAATTATTAAATTTAATAAAAGAAATGCCTGATAATACTTATGGATCTATATCCAAAACAGATTGGAATATTGAAGCTAGTTTTAAAAGAAAATATTTAAACTATTTTTACTCAGATGTTATTAGATCTGTTATGAATAGGCAGCAAAAATATTTAAATGCCAGTAGTTGGAGAATATCAAATGGTTGGTTTCAACAATATAATAAAAAATCTTATCATAAATGGCATGTTCACGAAGGAGCAAATTACACAAATGTCTATTTTTTAGAACTATCTAGTTCTCATCAAGCTACTAAAATTAAGACGGGAAGAAATAAAATATTAAATTATAAAGCTAAGGAGGGTCAAATAATAACATTCCCTGGATGTTTATTACATAAATCAGAGGCTTTTCTTGAAAAAAGAAAAACCATAATAGCGTTTAATTCTTGGTTTAGTTATTAAACATGAAAAATATTGTTATCGTTGGAGGAGGAAGTGCAGGCTGGATGACCGCAGCTACTCTTATTAAATGTTTTCCTTCTAAAAATATTACATTAATTGAAAGCCCCAATATACCTACAGTCGGTGTAGGAGAAAGTACTCTATCTATAATCAGGCAATGGCAATCTTTAGTAGATATAAAAGACGAAGATTTTATTCCTCATTGTGATGCAAGTTATAAACTCAGTATTAAGTTTACTGATTTTTATAAAAAAGGAGAGAGCTTTCACTATCCTTTTGGAGATCCTTATTTAAAAGGTAATGTAAATAGGCTTAATGATTGGTGGTTTAAAAAGTTTGCATTTCCCGAAACTCCCTACTCTGATTATGCTGTTTGTCATTATCCTCAAATGGCTTTAGTTTTAGAAAATAAATGTTTTTTTAATGAAAAGAATATTATTCCTTTTGATTTTAAAAAACATACAGCTTTTCATTTTGACGCTACTAAATTTGGAACATGGCTAAGAGATAATTATTGTATCCCTAGAGGAGTTCAGCATATTAAAGATGAAATTAAAACTATTGAACAGGACGAAAATGGTATTAAAAGTTTAAATGGTACGTACAAGGCAGATCTTTTTATAGATTGCACGGGGTTTAAATCTTTATTACTAGGTCAAACTTTAAAAGAACCTTTTGAAGATTTTAAGGATCTATTACCTAATAATAAAGCATGGGCAACTCATCTTCCTTACACAGACAAAGAGAAACAGTTAGTAAGTTATACAAATTGTACGGCTTATAATAATGGATGGATCTGGAATATTCCTCTATGGAGTCGAATAGGAACAGGCTATGTATACTCCGATGAATTTATAAGCGATGATGATGCCCTAAAAGAATTTCAAACTTATTTAGGAACGAAGGAATTAAATTTTAAAAAGATTGAAATGAGAACGGGACTGCATAGAAGACTATGGGTAAAGAATGTATGTGCTATTGGATTAAGTGCAGGCTTTATAGAACCTTTAGAAAGTAATGGGTTATTTTCTGTCCATGAATTTTTACATAAATTAGTGAGAACTCTACAGCGAGATAAAGTTTCTCAATGGGATAAAGATAATTTTACAGCTATATGTAAAACCATATTTAATAATTTTAAAGAGTTTGTGGCACTGCATTATGCGCTTTCCCATAGAGATGACACACCTTATTGGAGAAGTCTTTTAAATAAAGAGTGGTCTAGTAAACTTATAGATTTAACTCCTACCTTTGGAGCGGGCTTTACTAAAATGGTATACGATCGTTTTCATGACTATTCTTTTGACCCACATGAGGGCACTCATTGTATTGCAGCAGGAATGCATGTAGGTCCCACAGATATACCTTCCCTTATTAAACATAATTACCAACCTGACCTTAAATTTTGGAAACAACAATGGGAAATAGCAGGGTTTATATTAAATGATAGGAAAGACAATTGGACAAAGAAGATAAAGCATGTTAAAAATCTTCCTACATTTTTAAAGGAGAATTTTTATGAAAGATAATTTAGTTAAAGTTGTTCAAACTCATCAATTTGCATATTGGGGTCCCTATTTAACAGTCATGGATGCGGATCCAGTTTTTTGTAAAAAATTATTAAAGCATAGCAAAACATTAAAAATAAAACACAATAAAAGTTTAGCGGGACAACTTAAGTATGAAAAACTTTTTGATATAAAAAAGAATCCGTGGATCGAAGAAGGACTTAGAATTTATGTAGATACCTGGATTGAAGGGTTTAGACGGTTTTCTTTAAAAGATAAGTTTAATCCAAATCCAAAAATTTGTTCTATGTGGGTTAATTATCAAAAAGCAGGAGAGTATAACCCTGTTCATATTCATACTGGATCAGATGTTTCTTTTGTTTTATGGTTAAAGGTTCCTAAAAAAATTTTACAAGAATCTAGTGATACTACTGCTGTTCCTCCAGGCTGGATTAGTTTTTTTTCCGGTGAAGATGTTTGGTCAGCAAACACGGTTAAACATTATGAACCACAAGAAAATAAGATTGTAATTTTTCCCTCTTCTTTGCGTCATGAGGTTATGTCTTTTAAATCTAACGTAACTAGAATTTCAGTTGCAGGGAATCTAACTTTTTTCCTGCCGCATCTTTCTTGAGACCTGTATTCAAATGAGCTTTAAAAAAAATAAATATAAGATTATAAAAAACCCATTACCACCTAAGACGATAAAATTTATATATGATTATTTTTTATTAAAAAGAAAGGTAGCTAAAACTTTTCTTGAACAAAAATATATATCTAGTTTTAATACAGATTGGGGAGTATGGGGAGACACACAAATAGAGGGCACTTATTCTCATTATGCTGATATAGCTATGGAATGTTTATTAGATAAACTTCTTCCTGTTATTGAAAAAAACACAGGGTTAAACTTAGTTCCTACTTATTCATACGCCAGGATTTATAAAAAAGGGGATGAACTTTTAAGACACAAGGATCGTCACAGTTGTGCGGTATCTGCGACTCTGTTTTTAGGAGGAGACAATTGGGATATTTTTTTAGATCCTTCTGGAAAACGAGGCACTAAGGGAATTTCAATAAAACAAAAACCAGGTGACATTCTTATCTATTCTGGATGCGATCTAGAGCATTGGAGAGAGCCTTTAAAAGAGAAATCACATTGCCAGGTCTTTTTACATTATAATCAAAAAAATACCTCAGAATTAAAATATGATAGAAGAAAGCATTTAGGTTTGCCGGAGTATTTTAGAAAGGTTTATTTTGAAGAAGGAAAGAAAACTCACTGGTGGGATGAGGCCTCTCAGTCTTGGAGACAAGCAGTAGAAGACGATCCTTTTAAAAATGTTTAAGTTTTTTAAGAAAGAAAATATTTTTACCGATACTCAAAGGAAAAAATTATTAAAGATAACTAAGCCTTTGATGGTAACGAAATTTAATTCTCCAACAATGAAAGGACTATCAACAAGAGGAGATTTACATAAACTTTCAGGGTTTAAGTTTTATGTTAATAAGCTTAAGAGTATTATAGAGAAACAATATAAGGAAAAGTTTACTATTTTTAAATGTTGGGGTAGATATACTCAAGGGGATCACCTTAATTTTCACTCTCATGTTGCTGTAGATTTAACTCTAAATTATTATTTAAAAAATTCTTCGGGACTTGGAACTTTAGTTAGAACAAAAAATGAAGAAATAAATTTAGGAGGAAAAGAGAATTCGTTGGCAGTTTTTAATGCCTCCCTTTTGCACTCTGTTCCTGATAGTTCTGATAAACTAGAACGCTATACTTTTATAGTAGATTTAAACATAAAAAATAATGCATGATAGAAGACACTGATATATTTACTTCTCAAGAAAAAAAGCATGTTAATGAATATATATTAAGTAACAGATTTCCTTTTTATTGGGAGCCTTGTCAAACTATAGATCCCCCTGACCACAAAGGTTTTTTTCTTCATAATTTAATTCAAAGGGATACTTTAAATATAGTGTCTACAGAGGCTGTTTTTTTTATAAACATCGCCCAACGTTTTATAGAAAAACATAAACTTTCTTGTAAAAGATTTTTTAGAGCTGCCCTTAATCTTACTTATCCTATACCAGGACACAGTGTTCCTCACACAGATCATTCTTTTCCTCATTATCAAATCATCATGTATCTAAACGATACCACGGCTTCGACGGTTCTTCTTAAAAAAGGAAAAAAATTTAAAGAGTTCATACCTAAACAGTTTAAAATTATTTGTTTCCCGGGCCATTATAAACACTATCAAAACTACCCTAAAACGGGACGACGGGTGGTGGGAGCATTTACTTTTAAATGATTCTTATTCAAGACAATTTTTTATCTACAGCTGAATGTAACAAACTTATACGTTTTTACAAAAGGAACAAACATTTAATGCATAAATGGCCTGAGGGGGATCCAGGACCTTGTGCTTATCGTACGGACATTACTGACACCACTAATCCTTTTATGAAGAAAATACTTTTGCGCATAGAATCCCATGCTCAAACTTATTTTAAATCTAATTTAAAAATTGACTGGGCTGAACTAAAAAGACATGAGCCAAAAAGCTCTCATCAATTTCATTTCGATACTGCCAGCAAACGCACTTGTCTTGCTTCTGTTACTTATCTTAATACTCTTTCTTCAGGTAAAATTGTTTTTAAGGAGGGGCTGGAAGTCGAGCCTCGTGCTGGTAGAAGTATTTGGTTTGATGGAAAACTGTATTTTCATGGGGTTTCAACTACCGATAAGGACAGATACACCGTACCCTGCTGGTATTACGAACCCTAAAATATATAGTTGACCTCTAAATTAAGGTGTAATATAAAAGAACTTTAGGATTTTAGTATGCTACAAAAAGTAAACTTTGCACCAGGATTTAATAAACAGAAAACAGCTACAGGCGCAGAAGGCGAATGGGTAAGCGGTGACTATGTGCGTTTTAGATACAACTCTCCTGAAAAAATAGGAGGTTGGGCTCAACTTGGAGATGCAACACTTACAGGAAGAAACACCGCATTACATCACTTTGTTAATGCATCAGGTATCAAGTATGCTGCCTTAGGAACAAACCGATTTTTATATATCTATTCAGGAGGAGCTTTTTATGATATAACTCCTTTGAAAAGTACAACAACGTTAACCAGTGCTTTTACAACAACCAATGCCGATGCAACAGT